TGACCGCAGTCATCTATTCTAAAGAGATTGTGTTTGCACACACGGAGGCGGTTGACCGGTACCCCCTACTCTAGCTTCACATATCAACGGAACCCTAGTAATCCAGAATAGATCTAAATCCTATGAGCAGGGGTTGCTTTTTCTCATTACCCCAACCATTTGCTGCCTTAAGTTAACAGTTGCCTTTGACGCCCAAGTCTGGACCGGGTATTGCACCGTTCCTCAATGGGGCTGAGCCAAACACTCAGCACAGAGTCGTGATTAAAGTTTGTTTATGATGTGTGAGCCATGCACACGAACTTGAATATGGCCGTTGTAATAATCTTGTGATTCTAATACTTTTCTTGTGAACTGTTCTCTTGCTTCAATGTACGAACATTCTGATTTTGATTTACAATAGTAAAGTATTTCTCTGGTGAAGTTTTCGGTGCCTAGTGTGATTACGTCTGCGGTTAATTCTGGGCTTGACCCATAGTACTCTCTCCAATCTGAGTCGATCTTTGATCGTATCTTCTTCCGCTTCTTCGTGCCGTTCTTTTGTTTGACTGTCTTGTATGTTGTTTTTGAAAACTTTGCTAATTTTTTGCCTATGTACTTGCGTCCAGATAGATTATTTGTGATTAGATAAACAAAACCTACACATTCTTCGGGCAGTGTCTCAATTGGGGTATCTTGATAAAGCCATGTCATGTGTGATTTTGAGTATGTGCTATAGTTAGTCCTTCTACCAAGAAGTAGCGTATTTTTCGTCAACTAATGCACTAGAGCATTTGGTTTGACATTCTTGCCACTTGAAAGTTTGGAAGTCATTAGCCCAAAAACTATCCGCTAATACGTTTGCTAATGTTTTTGTGTGTAGATCGAAGTTGTTTGCTAGTTGTTGCCAGTCTAAATTGTGATTGTATCTATTGGCCACCCAACAGCAGGGAAATAACCTACCGCGGGCATCAATGTACAATCCTTTGTTGCCTATCTCGCATAACGGTGTTACACCGTTACGACTTTGAGTTTGATTAAATAGTCGGTTGTTTGTGAATGGAATTGCAGTCCATTCGCCTGCTTCTGACAGAGGAATAACTTCGCGTTCAAAGCGATGTGAACTGCTGACAAATTTTATGCTGGGTTCAAGTGGATCGTCAACGCCATACGATGGATACACACTACCAAACTTTGTGCTCTTGGTCAATTGAAATCTGTCCACACCAAGTTGTTGGGCAACTTTTTTCATGGTGTCTATGTGGTGCTCATTAAACTTGAATGCAATGGCAGCCCATACAATTTGGCAATCACTCATTCTACGCAATGTCTGTAAACCATCAATAATGCTGTTATAGTCGCTATTCACACGGTACTGATTGTTGCTGGCATTATCGTAACCGTCTATACTAAAGTGAACACTATCTTTCGAGTCCAGCAAAGTACCCAATTGAGTCCACCAAGTTAATTTTTTATGTGATCCATTGGTAACAATGACAATTTCAACAGGTTTTATACTTTTAAGATAGCTAATTACGGGTATCAAATCATGTGCATAGATAGGGTCGCCATCATCGCCACAGAATGTAATCTTCTCTACATTGGCTTGCACAAACTCAGGAGTAAAGTTACGTTTGAAAAATTCTAAATCTAACTCTGTGTTCACAAGTCCATCAGGTACTTCTTGACGAGCACACCGAGGACACCGCAAGGTACACTTGCTGGAGATCTCAATATGAAAATGCCAAGTTGCTAACATAGCTCAATTTCTTTGCGCCACTGATTTAAAAATGCCGTTTGTGATTGATCTGTTGAGCAAGTTGCAACACAAGTTGCATGTTTCTTTGTATAAAAGTCCACCACAGAATCAGTGCGAACAAAATCTGTCTGTGTTCCACCTATCCAACAGCAAGGACTGAGATTACCACGAGCATCTATATAAGCACTTTTTTCTTGTTGAGCATGACACTGTATAGAACCTTCAAATGTTTGAAGTTGATAATTGCGTGGCCACTCTAATCTGCCGATCAGTGGCCGTTTGCTGACTTTGGCACGGAACCACTTGAAACCCATGTCTCTAGCCAGTTGCTCACACTCATCAACTTGATGTTCGTTGTGTTGATAAATTAACATGTCTAAATGTGCTGATCCACCTGCTTCTATAAATGCCTGTGCATTCTGCATTAGCTTGTGCCAGTTCACACCTTTTCTATACACGCTATTAGTATCTTCTAGGCCATCAATGCTGAATACCACATAGTCCCGGGGCTGGTTGAACAAACGTCCAATTTCGTGCCACCAGAAAGTGTTTTGTATGGCACCGTTAGTATTCATGCCTAGTGTGATCGTGGGATTTAATTGTCTAACCCATTTGTATATGTCACCAGTATAAGCACCTGCGGCTGGATCACCGTAGTTGCCGCACATGAACACTTTGTCCAGGCTCTTGATCCTACGATCACTGAAATGCTGTTGTATGTGCCCAATGGTCAAATGATGTTTTTGATCTTTACGAAATGTTGAATCCGTTTCTCTAGCACACGCCGGGCATGCGGCTTGGCACACATCAGTTGGCTCAAGGTGTAATACTTTGATCTTACGCAATTTCTACATCCGTGTTATAGCTAGTGAAACCGTTTTCTTTCACAACTTTGAGAATGTTTTCTACCCTGCTGGTTAATTCATCTCTATGACTAACCAGCCAGATACTCTTGTGGCGTTCGCGGCTCATCTTCTTTAGCAAGCCTAGTGCATTCTCCACACCTTGTGTGTCCAGGCCGTTGTCGATCATCTCGTCAATGAACAGCAAGTTGATGGGTGAGTATAAACTTTCCCAAACATCACGGAATGCCCAGCTCATGCTTAGGATCAATCGATTGCGTTCGCCACGACTCAAATTATCAAAGTCCAGCTCACGACCTAATTCTTCAATGCTCACACTCAAGTCGTTCATGAACTTCACTGTGTGTGGCAAGCCAATTCTATCCAAGTAATGTGTGAGACGACTGTTGAGATAACTCAAGTTCTGATCAATGATCTTCTTACGCACAAACGAATCTTTTGAGGTCAGCAGTTTAAGCAAGAAGTCCTGATGGTCTTGCACTCTAGTAAGTTCGTTTAGTGCATCATAATTTACAACTTGCAAGGCTTGACCATGCATGTCTGCAATTTGTTCTGTGTATGGATCTAACTCCGTTTGTCTAGCATCTAAACTAGTTCGTAGTGTGCTGAGAGTGTTGCGATGATTCAGTGCATCTTCTAGTGTGTCATAAAACACAGTGGGTGCTACGCCTAGTTCTCCTAAACTAGCCAGTGTATCTTGGTGTCCTTGTCGTTGTGTATCATTAGCCAATAGTTGCAGTGCAGTTTCACGCAACAGCTCTTCTTTGGCCTGCTTGAGTTCATCTTGTTTGTTGTCATGCAAGTCCTGACCACATGAGTGACACTTGTGATCGTCCAAGGCTGCAATTTCTGTTCGGAGTTTGTCCAACAGTTTTTGTTGCTTGACATCATCTGCGGCAATCTGTCGAATCCATCGATTGGCCTCGTCTATGGCTTTTTTCTTAATGTGAAATGCTTCTAAGTCTCTATGTGCTTGTACTTCGGCATCAATGTCAATGTGTTCAAGATCGCCAATGGCTGTTTCAAACCCTGCACAGTCTTCCTGTTGCTTTTTGAACCACATGGTTCGGCGTTTTTCTAAACTGACAATTTGCTCTTCAATGCGCTTGTTAGCTTCTTGCACAGCACGAATTCTAAACTCTTCGGACTGTATGGCATCTTTGGTCTGTCTGTTGAGTTCTTTAATGCGGTCCGCACGTTCACTCAACAAGGTTATACCCAACAACTGTTCAATGATAGTGCGTTGGTCGTTGGCCTTCAAACTTAGGAACGGTTCTGTGTAGGTGTTTAGCGCCAGCACATGTCGGAACATGTCGTGGCTCATGCCAATAATACGTTCTACAGCATCTTGTGTTTCTCTTGAATCCCCTTGTGCTTCATCCTCTGCGGCCTTGTGTTCATTGTTCACATAGAACTTGAGCACATTGGGTTTGCGTCCACGCTCAATCTTGTAGTCTGTGCCGTTGATGTGAAAATCCAGGCTGACCAACATGTGTTTGGCATTGGTCTTGTTTACTAAGTTGTCTTTGCGGATGTTTGACAATGCTTGACCATAAAGTGCATAACTTAATGCGTTGATAATTGTGGTCTTGCCTGTTCCGTTACGTGAGCCATCGCCGCCCAAGTCCAAGTTTTCACCTAGCACCAAAGTAAGATCATTGCGATCAAAGTCAATGGCTTGTGTGGCTGCGCCCACACTCATAAAGTTTTTGACAGTGAGGTTGCGTATTTGGATCATAAGTTTTGGTAAATCTTCAACAGTAGTTTGTTGTCGTAGAATTCTGATTCAATGTTAGTGAGTTGGTCCGTGACAATTTGATCCACAGATTCAAACTTAATTTCACCTGGCGCCATGTCTGTGTCTACATCTGAGTTTTTGTTTGGTATCAAACTCATCTCACGTAGGTCGTAGTCTTTCACAAACGTTTCTTTGATAAAGTTGGCTTCTTCGTATGAGATCTCAATGTCTAGTCCAACACGCACATGCATTTTGGGCTTAAGAAGCGATGGAGCGTTGTCAATAAGGTTTGCAAGACCGTATACACGATAGGTTGGTTGATCAGGCCAAGCATGAAATGTAGCCTCTCTTCCCCACTCCAGTACAGTAAGGCCTCGTTCGTCGTCACCAGCATCCGCATAATTGTGAGGGAACGCATTACCGATGTAGGTAATATTCTTTTTAGTTTGTCGCTTGTGGAAATGTCCAGTGAATACATGTTCAAAATTCTCAAAGTCCTCTCTTTGTACTTCGCCATGGTCTGGCATCTCTACCATGGCGTTCATCAAGTAGCCGGGCAGTTCGAAGTGCCCGAACATGTACTTGCCGGTTAGTTTTGGAATACGCTTGTGGTCATCACCGCATAGCCAAGGTGCAATAACAACGTCACCACTGCTGAACCAATCGTTACATATAGTAACATTCGGGAGATGTCGTGCCCATTCCACGCTCTGTATATCACGTTTATCCCGATAATACAAATCGTGATTACCAGGAATAAAATAAACATGTTCAAAATTAGCATTCAGGTGCTCCAGTGATCGAAGGCTGTAGTTAAGTGTGACAATGTTGAGACTGGCTCGATTATTGTGCCAGTCGCCTAAGAACATGGCAGTTTCACAGCCTTCCTCTCGGGCCTTGGCAGTGGCCCATTTTACAAAAGCCAAACAATCTTCATTGTGCAAGGTTGAATTGGATTTGAGTCCAAAGTGTATGTCAGTGAAGATTGCGGCTTTACGGAATAGATTAGTCATCTTAATAGTATAACACAATCCAAACTAAAGTCAACGATCAATCTGCCCGCCCATGGCTGCATATATCTCTGAATGAGTTTTAAAAAATTCCTGCCCTCGACGATGATCAATCATATCAGTGTATTCCAAAAACTCATACCCAGTTGTCGGACTGGCATGTTGCAATCGCACGGATAGTCCTGATAACTCTGAGTTTGAGTGATTGTGATATTTTTCATACACTAGATCTTTAACAGCCTGAGTCACATGATCGATGCATAGATGTTTGGGAGTTTCGAGATATATCCAAACTATATCTATTCCAACATTGTCAGCAAATTTGATCAAGTTGTCAAGGTATAGTAAATTTTGTATATTTACTGTGACGCATAACTTGGTTGATACATTTTGTGAGGACAAGGCAGCAAATTGTCTTATATGATGCTCAACATTTTTCCACGTTCCGCCACGCTCAATTTCAAACATGCTGCCGGTATTGTCAATGCTTACTAGTATTTCTACCTTGTGGAATTGATCAAACAGGTCAACAATGTCTGCTGGCCAAATACTGCCATTGGTATTAAATTCTAATTGTATGTGTTTTGAATTGCCTGATGTTATTATGTTGTTTAGTAATTCTTCAAGCCCGGGTAACATGAAAGGCTCGCCACCTAATATATGCAGATATTCAAGGGTGTTTTGTATTTTTAACAAGGAATTTTGAATGGACTTATCAAGATCACCACGAGCAAATTTTAAAAATTGTTTAAGTTCTAACGCAGTAGATCCAGTATCAGCGTGGCGTAGTTCTTCTACTGCAATTTGAGAACTTGCAATAGGGCCACAAATCCTACATTTAAAGTTACACAGCGATGACGGAGTTATAGTGATATCTCTGATAGCCAAATCATCTATCCATCCTCGATCTAACTGTTTGCCAAACTTGTCAATTGCATGTTGTCGTAGACTAGTGCCTTTGGAGTTTTCTATATGCCAGCAAGTGCTACACCCATCTGGCTTGATGCCTTGTTGCATTTGATCTTTGATTTGTTGGGTAGCAGAATTCTGAAATATCTCGGTTAGTGTGTTGTTGTAGATGTTACCTGTTGGAAATTTAAATTTACAACATGGACTTGTGGTTCCGCCAACACCAACAAACAACGAAGTAAATGGCAACGGGCATGTTGTATTGTCCGGATAAAAATTGTCTGACTTGATGGCAGCAGTGGGTTCTAAATTAAATGAGATCCACGTGATTGCAGTACTATCGTGTCCGTACTGTTGATTGGCGGTTTGTAACTCTTTTGAGATATTGTACGGAGCGCAGATCACAACAAAAAAATTGCTGACATCCACACTGCTCACAGCTCGTTGTAGATGGTTGATAAATTTTTGGTCAGGCCGGTGTGAAGTATAAAACACCAGTCGTTGATTGGGTGTGTATGCTTCTTTGTGGTGCTGTTCCAGTAAAGAGAATATCGCACTGTGTTGGTGTGCAATTTCAGCTAGATCTACAAAGCATACCAGCTCAAACTTCAAACTTAGTTTGTTACAAAGTGTTTTGGCTGAGACTGGCATGTGGGTTATTCTTGGTGGGTAATGGTAACTGGTCCACTCATGGCAGCCATACCCAGTTTGCCAGAATTCTGTCTAGTCCACGAAGGATTCAGCCCGTTCATTTCCAAGATGTCATCTCGGATGTTCTGATTTTTCTTTTCAAGATTAAGAATCCGTGTAAAACTATTAGTGATCGCAGCGGTATAGTAAGCAAAGGGATTTTGCGATTTTGATTCGTCAAACTGTAGACCAATTTGACTAAGTTGAAGTAGAGCTTGTCCACGCATTTCCTCATTGTAGGTGTAGCCACGCCAGTTTGAACGAGTAGCATATCGTTCACACAGTTTGATAAACATCATGGCCAGTTTCTTGGTCATGGTGCCGTGATCCTTTGAAAACTCTCCAGTGACTAAATCGCCTTTCCAGTGGCTCTTGCCCACAAGAAACGGCACCTTTTGATCGTCTATTCTGTAATGATAAAACGGGGGAAAGTTCACTCGCATGTGAGTTTGATTCAGCACTGGCTCTTCGATCAACTCAATCAACGGATCGTCATCTACTATTTCCAGTTCCAACAGCTCGTCGAACTGTGTTTTTTTAACTTGTGATTTGGGGATTTTTTTTGGTGCCATTGGGATATGGTCCCAGCAGGTAATCCTGAACACTAGGTCAGTGTTGGGAATTTTCTTTTGATCCACTGGCACACCAGTTTCTCGTTTGAGACGATCTGCACGATTCCTGCGAGCTTCGGCTATGGTTTTTTGATTGATTTTGCTGAGTGTGGGCAAAATAATATCGTATTGATGATCTATAGTGGGATCAACAAACACACAGTATGAATTTTTGCTGAAGTGTATTTCTTTTAAAATATCACGGTTGTTTAGGTAATTGACACGAGGTGCCGGTTTGGTTATTAAAGTCATAGTCTGACAAAGTCTCCTTAGTAGGATTGTAGCATATTTACAACAATTGTCAACCTCTTGTTAAACTACGCCGTTTTTATTAGCGGTAAATAATAATATGGCCAACCTTAACCTACCTCCAAATGTCAAGCAAGATCCTAATACTGGTCTTTATTTTATTACTAACTCCCGAGGTAAAACAGTTCGCGTCAATGCAGACTCACAATCGCAGTTAGATCAATATGTAAAGTCCGTTGACACTGGAGTACCTACCACAGTTACCACTACAGATTCTGATGGGAATCCAAGACAGAGAACATTTGATTCAAACGCTATTATCAATCAAACTGACTCAATAAACAAACAAAATCAATTGATGACTGCGACAACAAGGCAAGCTGGTGTGTTAGGCAATGCTGACGGGTCGTATCAAGATGTACGCACTGGCCAAACAATCACTCAAGAAGAAGCCGCAGCCAAAATAAAAGCTGCTGGCCTACCGCCCGATGCATTAACTGCTGTCACACCAAAAAATTCCCCTGCGTATGGCGCAGCTCAGGCCAATGTAAATTCTACCACTAACGCTCCTAGCAATTTAGCCGGAAACAATGCTGAACCAGCTCCGCAAGCGCAGGGTGGAAACAGTACAGATAAAGCAGTTACAGATTCAGTGCCAGCACCGGCTACTTCTGCTGTTGGTCCTACTACAGATGCACCTTTATCACCTGATGGTGATGAAGCATTGGCTGCTACACAAGCTGCGCAAGATGTTGCCGACTTACGGATAGCCGCCGAGTCAGCCACACCGGTTGATCTGGTCACCGAAGGCCTGTTGTTAGAACAAGAACAGCTAAGACAATTCCAGGCGGACGAAGCTCTCAATGCCAGACTGGATCGTGCTGCTGATGTAGACCTAGCCAACTCAGGCGATCCAGCTCTTGAAGCCGCCGCAAGAGAACGAGAAGCTGCTGACTTGCGCATAGCGTCTGAGTCAGCCACACCAGTTAACCCAGCCTTGGTATCAGCATTAGATCCAAATGAATTTGGCACCCAAGCAGTAGCCGGTGAAGCAGACACCGCTGAAGCTAGTGCTGCCAACCAAGCCGCAGTGGGCAGGGGACTGGCACAAAAACAAGCAGTGTTGGCTGCACAAAAGAAAATGGCCAACAATGGCGACTGGCGTGTACGACTCAGTCTGGCACCAGGTGCAACATATTTGTACAATGCTCCTGCTCCAGGAATTTTGCAACCACTTGCAGTCACTGATGGTGTGGTGTTTCCATACCTGCCCAAAATTGACACCAATTACAAAGCTGATTATGACACTTACAATCTCACACACAGCAACTATCGTGGATATTTTTACAAAGGCAGTTACACTGACGCAGTAAATTTAACTGCTACATTTACCGCACAAGATTCTTCAGAAGCAGATTATCTGTTGGCAGTGATACATTTCTTTAAATCTATTACAAAAATGTTTTACGGGCAAGATCCTGAACGTGGTGCACCACCTCCATTGGTATACCTTACTGGCCTTGGGCAGTATCAGTTCTCAGCGCATCCTTGCTTGGTAAATAATTTCCAATTGAACTTGCCTAATGATGTGGATTATATCCGTGCTCGCAGTGTGAACATAAATGGCACAAATATGTTGACTCGTCGAAACAAACAAGACTTGCCTACCAATCCCATATCAGGTGCAGTACAACGTCTTCAAAATTTATTCAGCAGCCAACGAATAAACAAAGGTGCCATAGACTCACGTCCGGCACCGCCCACACTGGGTCTTAACCAGCCCACATACGTACCAACAAAAATGGACATCAGTCTTACTTTATATCCCATCCAAAGCAGACAACAGGTCAGCAGAGAATTCAGTCTCAGAGGATATGCCAATGGTGATCTACTCAAAGGAGGATTTTGGTAATGGCCACATACGACGCAACCAGTCCTTATTTTGCCACAGGGTACAGTCAGTTTTTCTTAGATGTCATGGAAAACAGACCCATACCAAAAGAAAACGACGACCGTGTGATGATAATCAATCAGACCTATCAGTACAGACCTGATTTGTTGGCATTTGACTTGTACGACAATTCAACACTATGGTGGGTGTTTTATCAACGCAATCCCAATACTCTTACAGCTCCTCCCTTGGATTTTCGTGTGGGAGTACAAATATATTTGCCTAAAATAACCACACTTCGCCGAGTGTTAGGGTTTTAAACCATGGCCACAAATGGAGTTCTCCCCGCAGCCAGTGCAGGTGACGTTGTATCTACTGGATCTACAGCAAGAGATGACAATGCCAATTCTGTTCTTCCTCCCAACGCTCAACAGATTCTAACTCCCACAGGTAGAATTACATCTGCTGGGCAAGGATCAGGCACCAATGCTGTGCGCTTGCCCACATTGGCAACAAACAATGATGTTGGCACGGCTGCACCTATTCGTACCACAGCAGAAACGCAATCTATAACTGAACGCAATAACACTCAAGGAATTGCTGTACAGTTAACAGATGGATCATATAGCAGTTTAAAACGCAATCCTGAATCAGGCGAACTGTATGATCCTGGAACTAATTCTGCACCCATTGGCGGCCCTGGGGTTGCAGCCCCAAATGACGATCAACGCATAGTAACTGCACCTCGTGGCTCTAACACTGTGAGAAATCGTGTAGATGAATTGTATGGTGGTGCCGGCAACGGTATTATTTCTCAGGACAATATTCTGGATCAATATGCCAGTTATACCTATTCATTGAGTTGGTATCTCATGTCTCCAGATGCCTATAACGACGCATTAAAAAGCGACAAAAAAGATCTCAACGGATATTATTTGTTAGCACAATCAGGCGGAGCATCAACCAGTCAAGGTTCAGTTACATCTGACGGCACAACTACAACCACTACTTCTGCAGGACGCAGTCCGTATTTTAATCTAGACTACTATCTTGACAATTTTGTGTTGGAACAGGTGTTGTCCAGTAATCCACAATCCAGAGGTGCAGCCAAGACTGCCACTCTCTCTTTCACAGTGACAGAACCCAATGGAATAACATTGATATCAAATCTCTTTGACGCCTGTAATGATCTTTTTAAGACTACAGGCCAAATTACATCAGGAGTCACAGCCAACTACACTGCTGCACCATTTTGTATGGTGATTAGATTTTATGGATATGATGAAAATGGAAATATGGTATACCCTATTGCACAGAAAACAGGCTCAACAGATAGAAAAGCAGCAGTTGAAAAATTTGTTTTCTTTATCATTACTGAGATTAAACTAAATGTCGGCAATCGCATAATTGAATACAAAGTGACTGGAGCCAGTCCAGAAACTGTCACTGCATTAAGTAGCGATCGCGGCAGTATTCCAAGTCAGTTTAACTTCAGTGGAGCCACTGTGAGTGATATATTGATTGGGCAAGTGCAACAGCAAACAGCATCTAATGCAGCCGGCGATAAAACTCGCAATAACATACCAGTTAAGTCAACGCCGCCAGTGGCCAAAGCAACTGTGCCTAACGGTGCGGCTGTGGTGGACGCCAATGGCAGTTTCACTGGCGAAACAGACAGTCCTTTTACAGTGGTGGCTCCATAATCATGGCAAATTTTTTTAATTTAAAATTTAACAAGGAAAACCCATAATGGCAACATTTGCAAACACTGGAGGTGGCGCAGCAGTTGGTAATCCCAGAATAACCAACGCTGCTCGTAAAGCTGGAGCTACTCAAGTTGGCGGCCGAGGAACCATGCTAAATGATCCACGACTGCTGACAAATTCTACTGGTGGTGTTAATTCTACTACAGGTGCACCACTGAAAGCCAGTGCAGCACCAAAGCCATCAGTTACCACGTCGGGCACAGGATTAATTGCGGCTCTTAATCTATATCAACAACAATTGGCAACTCAATATAAAGAACAAGGATACGTGGCCGACATTTACGCAATAAAATTTGTTGACCCAATGATTGCATCAGCCAGTGTGGTGCCACCAGGGCCAGTGGACAAAGGTCAAGCAGGTAACAAGCAAGGTAGTAATACAGCAGCTGATCAAAAACTACCAGAAAAACAAAGTGTTGCAACCACTGTTAGATTACAAAGTGCCTGGGCCGGCCAGCAGATTGTGCAATTCATTGATCAAGTTATTAGAAACAGCAATTACATAACAGATCAATCTGCTGTGTTTTGGAATGAAAAAACTCAAACATGGGATTTGAACGGAAAAGCAGCACAGCAGTTTGCTTGGTTTAATATTGTGGTCAATTCTGAACAATTGACCTATGATAAATTTCGCAAGGACATGGCCTATAGAATGACGTTTATAATAACACCATATCAAATTCCTGTACAAAGCGAATATTTCTTGCCAGGTGAATTTAGAGGAGTTCATAAAGTTTATAACTATTGGTTCACTGGTCAAAACACGCAAGTACTAGGGTACGAACAAAATTTCAACAAGTTATGGAGCGAAGCAGTAACAGGTACAACAGGTACAACAATTAAACAACTAACTAACAGCCGAGAGCAATGGAAAAAACACGTATTTCGAAATAGCAATCAGAGCAGCCAAGGTGCAGAAAATCAAAAAGTATTTGAGCCAGGTGCTAATGCAGCTGATTATTTGTACACAGCTGACTTGGCCAGCGTTAAATTGTCAGTGATTGGTGACCCAGCTTGGATTCAAAACCCAAACACAACTAGCATAACTGAATCAACTTTTTCAACAGCACCATTTTTATCTGATGGCACAGTTAATGTAAATGCCAGTGGTGCATATTTTGAAATTGCATTCAATCGACCAACAGATTACGACATGCAAACTGGGCTGCTGGATCCAGGAAAAAACAATGCATTTGCTGATAGATCTAAAGGTGCTGCCGGAATAACACAAGACGCAGTGAGTTATGTTCTCGTCAAAGCAACCAGTACATTTAAAAGTGGTAGATTCAGTCAAGAGTTAGAAGGTAGATGGTTAGCAAACGATTATAAAAAACCAACAGACAGAGGACGCGAAGCTAAAAAGACCGCAACTGGTAATGATGAACAAATTCGCCTGGGCATGATGGCTGATGCTGCTAGACGTTCAGGCAACAGCAGTAGTTCTGAAATAGCAACCAAAAAAGATCATGCAAACATGCAACCAACTAATGTGAGCTCATTGGCTGGCGGTATACAACAACAACTGAGACCAGTCACACAAGCAATTGATCCAACACCCGCACAACTACAATCCAGTCCAGCATATATACTGGCACGCCGTAGTGGTAAAACTCCTAGGGAGGCACTAGAGTTAGCAAAGCAAGCATTTGCTGCCGGCACCAATGATTACAGTAGTTCAGCATTACCTGGCATACGTACTACCGGACCAGAAATTGTTAAAGACGGTAATCCAGGCTAAGGAAACACAATGGCAGAAAATATAGAACGCAAGTCAGGTCGGTCACAGAACTTTAGAAATGACCGCGGAGGTACACCAACTGAATTTGGACCTTTTATCGGTGTGGTCAAAAACAACATTGACAGCAAACGCAGTGGCCAATTGCAAGTTTATATCACGCAATTTTCAACTGATCCAAATGATCCCATGACATGGAGATATGTAAACTACCTACCGCCGTTTTATGGCGTTACTCCTAAAGAGAGCAGTATTGAAGGAGTTGGAACATATCCTGGCAATCAACAAAGCTATGGCATGTGGTTTACTCCGCCTGACCTTAATACCAGTGTGTTATGTTTCTTTGTAAACGGTGATCCCAGTCAAGGGTATTATGTGGGATGTGTGCCAGAAATTGGACTCAATCACATGATACCTGCTATAGGTGCAGTAGGAGACGGCGAGTATCGCACTCAAAACAAAGCACAAGAAGCTTACTTTGCCGGAGCACCACAATTGCCGGTAACTGAAATCAACTCTGGCAACAAGCAAATTGATGAAAATGCACGATTCTTTGATCAGCCCAAACCAGTACACAGTGTACAAGCCGCAATATTTTTCCAACAAGGCCTGGACAAAGATATTGAACGTGGACCCATTGGCTCAACAGCACAAAGAGAAAGCCCCAGCACAGTCTATGGAATTTCTACTCCTGGCAAGCCAATATATGCTGGCGGCCTAAATCCTGCCACTATCAGACAACAACTGAGCGAAGGCACATTAAACCCACAAGATGTCAAGGTGGTTGGGCGTCAAGGCGGTCATACTTTTGTAATGGACGATGGCAGTCTTGACGGCGGCGATGCATTGTTTCGATTGAGAACAGCCAAGGGTCATCAGATCATGATGAATGACTCAAACAATTTTATATACATTGCACATGCCAATGGACAAACATGGATAGAGTTAGGCAGTGAAGGAACTGTGGATATCTATGCAACAAACTCAGTAAATGTTCGCACACAAGGTGATATTAATTTTCATGCTGATAGAGACATCAATATGTTTGCTGGAAGAAATATCAACATGAAAAGTAACGTTGACGTTAACATTGGTGCTGTTGCTTCTATGAATTTGGCTGCAGAAAAATCACTTACCGTGTACAGTTCTAACGAATTAGGTATACGTGCTGACGGTAGTCTTACATTGAAAAGCACCTCAGGTGGCTGGGGCGCAGGCAGCGATCTAGCATTAACAGCCGGCAGGATTGACCTAAACGGAGGATCTGCAGGCACAGTAAAAGTACCCAAGCTATTTCCAAAACGCATTATGGATGACGTTACGTTTGACTACAGCACTGGATGGCAAACAGACACAAATGCATTGGAAAGCATTGTGACACGAGCACCCACTCATGAGCCGTATAGCTATCACAACGAAGGTGTGGACGTGGAAGTAGCGTTTAGTGAAGGTCCTCCACCACCTCCACCAACTGCTGAGCCGGTGCCAAGTGGATGGGAACTACAGGCAAAGACATGAGTATCTTTAAATTTACCACTCCTGATGGACAACAAATAGAAGTCAAAGGGCCACCAGCCGGAACATTTGACCAAGCCAAAGCTATTTTTGAAAAACAACTCAATACTGGCAGCCTAGCTGGACTCAAAGCCGGTGATTCTCTCAGTGCTGCTACACAAGCAGCCGCAGGGTTAGGCACAGCAATATCACAGTTAAAACCCAACCTACAATCCATTACTGGATCACTGCCTGATCTTAGAGGTGTGGCAATCAACAACCCCATTGGGGCAGCTGATTTTGTGGGACAAGAAGTAAGTCAGGCCAGCATTGGCACATTGAATTCCACACAGGTACAAGGACTAGTGAGCCAAGCAGGCGCCGCAGTTGGTCAAGCGTCTGACGTGATAACCAATGAAAAAGGCCTGGGCAAGTTTGGATTAGATGCCAATCAATTGCAGTTGTCAGGGCTAATAAAACCCGGAGTGGCTGAACAAATTGCACAAAACCCCGCACAACTGACCAGCATTTTGCAAAGCCCCGCAGTATGGACTGGCGTTGCTGGTGCCACCAGCCTTGCCAAAGTATTAGGTGATGTCAAACTGCAAGGTAAGGTACAACAAGGTCTAATGGATTCAAATCTAAGTCAACTCAAACAGTTGGGTGCTATAGATGGCACCGAAGGCGCTGAAAAACTAGGACCGTTATTGCAAAATGCCACTAAATTTGGAACCGGTCCTGCTGTAGAGTGGGCAAAAGGTCAGGCACCTGGCAACCTGGTCAATCAACTGAACGAAACTGCAAAACAAGCTGACTTCTCTCAGTCATTTGCCGATGCAAACGCTGAGTTAGCAGGCGGTGGCAATCCTTTACAAGCAGGTATACAACAAGCCAAAGGTTTTGCTAAAACAGTAGATCGTGCCACAATTAATGCTGGTGTTGCCAGCATTGTGGGCAATTCTAAGATACCAACAATTAATCCTGGCAGTTTTTATTCCAACACAAAAGATGAAGATCTAACATACACTGGCACAGATGAATTGGTGTTAGCTCGGGTGAACGAAGAACGTGCCAATCGTGGATTGCCGTTGCTGCCCGAGCCAGCCAAACAAGCCACTGCGGAAGAAAAGTTGAAAGCTGCTATTGCTGCCAGCAAAGCTAATCTTGATAAACTTGAGAGCTTGGCCAAAGTTGTCAGCAGTCAGGTACAGGCCGATGACCCGCCAGATCAAATCAAACAAAAATTACTAGAATTGAATGCACTTTATGATGAAGCAAATTCATCTACGTTTACACCTTATTTTGATTTAGAGTCTATATCTCCTTACGATCTTCGAGAAAGCTATCTGACTGAGTATACTCAAATTAAAAAAAGACGCCGTCGTCTTCTTGATTTCATTGTTGACACTATAAAATATCTACGCAATCTGCCTAACCTTGGATTTGCACTTTCAGAGCACTAAATAAAGCATGAGCACATTTATTGGATTCAGCACCATTGACAGATATAAAAAATTCACACTCACTGATTTTGAATTGGTCAAACGTGATCTGCTGAATGCATTTGGTATTCGACAAGGACAGTTGCCTGGACGTCCAGGTTATGGCACAGTAATCTATGATTATGTGTTTGAATCTCAAGACACCACTACCGAACGAGCAATTTTAGCCGAAGTTCAGCGTGTGGCTGCCGGCGATCCTAGGATCTCAATCTACAGCGCAAATGCGTATCCTCAGGAAAATGGTATATTGATCGAATTGGAACTTCAGATTGTGCCTAGCACCGACGTTGAACGACTAAGTATCTTTTTTGATCAAGAACAACGACGAGCCAGTTACGTATAACTAAGCCGTTTATTTTTTCCATAAATAAATCAAACGGATTATCATGGCACGCACTACAAGACAAACAGTAATATTTGGCGTTGAAGATTGGAAGCGCATCTACCAAACTTATCGCGAAGCTGACTTTCAAAGCTACGACTTTGAGACTCTGCGGAAAAGTTTTGTAGATTACATACGTCAATACTATCCTGAAAGCTACAATGACTACATTGAAAGCTCGGAATTCATTGCATTACTAGATGTAATGGCATTTATGGGCCAGGCATTGGCCTTCCGTAACGATTTAAACACAAGAGAAAACTATCTAGATACCGCAGAACGCAGAGACTCGGTGGTAAAACTAGCAAATCTTGTGAGCTATACTCCCAAACGTAACCAAGCTGCTCAAGGCTATCTCAAAGTATTCAACATTCAAACCACAGAAAATGTGTTTGATTTTAACGGCATTAACCTAAGCAATGTCACTGTAAACTGGAATGATCCCACCAACTTTAACTGGCAAGAACAGTTCACAGCAATTATCAATGCGTGTCTAGTAAACACTCAACGTGTGGGAAAACCAGGCAATCGTCAAACTGTATTAGGCGTTGACACAGCTGAATACGGCATCAATCTGGTGCCTGGATTCTTGCCAGTAATTCCGTACACTGCTGTGGTGGACGGAGTAAACATGCCGTTTGAAGCTGTGAGTTCAACCTCAGTAGGCGAAGATTATGTTTACGAGCCCAGCCCATTGGCCAATGGCATTTTTAATTTGTTGTTCCGAAACGATCAACTGGGTTTTTCAGCAGCCGACACCGGATACTTTTTCTATTTCAAACAAGGTGTATTGCAAACCCAAGACTTTAATCTTGGCGAGCGAGTGTCTAACCGTACTGTGCCAATCAATATTGAAGGCGTTAACAATCAAGATCGTTGGTTGTATCAATTGGATACTGTGGGAGATGTGCAGTTTGAATGGAAGTTTGTGGAAAGTGTGTTTGCTGCTGCAACAGAACAACTTGCCCCTGATCAAAGAAAATTATTTTCGGTAACCAGTAGATCCAATGATCAGATCACGTTGACATTTGGTGACGGCGTATTCAGTACAATTCCAGTGGGATTGTTTCGTTGCTATGTTCGAGCCAGCAATGGATTGGCATACATTATCAATCCAGAAGAGATGCAAAATGTAGTAGTTCCCATCAGCTACATCAGCCGCACTGGACAATTAGAAACTGTAACATTCACTTGTGGCATTACCATACCAGTGAGTAATGCGCAGCCTAGAGAAACACTAGACGAAATCAAACAACGTGCTCCGGCCCGTTACTACACACAGAATCGCATGGTCAACGGAGAAGATTACAACAATTTTCCCTTTACCTTGTACAATTCAATTATCAAATCCAAAGCATTGAATCGTGCATCTATTGGAACCAGTCGCTATCTTGACCTAGTAGATAACACTGGCAAGTATTCTTCAACCAACAGCTTTGGCAGTGATGGTGCGCTATGGGAAGACAATCAACTGCCTACATTCTTTTTTACTTGGGCAAATCGTAACGATATTGCCAGTATACTGGCCAACAGTGTAGAGCCATTGTTGATACAAAATAGTTTTATACAATTTTACTATGCTAATTTTCCACGCCCAAGTCTTACACCACTGAATTTAACTTGGAATCAAAGCACTACATTGGCCAATGAAACTTCTGGCTACTTCAAGAACTCATCTAATACTCCCACTCCAATAGGCATTTACAGCAGTAGCAATGCCAAGTACATTCTAGTAAGTTCATTGATAAAATTTGCAGCACCAGCTGGCTATTATTTTGATTCCAACAATCGATTGCAATTGGGAGAACCAATAAGAGCTGACGAAAAACTAACAGTATGGGCAAGCCCCAGTGCCATTTATCTTGATGGTACCAATCAAGGTATTGGTAATTTCAGCAATGGTGCAGGTCCGGTGGTACTAAACAATTTTATTCCTACTGGAGCAATTCCTACAGAAGTAATTCCTGTGTTGGTGACTGATTTAACACCTAGCTTGGAAACTAGCATTGCAGATCAAATTATTCTGTATCGTAATTTTGGGTTAGGATACGACAACGAAACTGCCACATGGTATTTGATTACATCAACCAACTTAAACACCACCACAAATGATTTTAGTTTAGCCGATGCTCAAGATCAGTCAGGCACCGGTGCTGACGAATCATGGTTGATTAAATTTATAACTGATGGCATCAAATACACAGTGACCAGTAGAGCCTTGGTATATTCGTTTGGTAGCGTGTTACAAACTAGATTTTTCTTTGAAACAAATCAACGCATATACGACAGTCGTACTGGCACAGTGATAAGTGATTTTGTAAAAGTTCTAAAAACCAATTCTTTGCCTGACAGTAACGTACCATTGCCAGGCGATATTGCCCTAAGCATCATTGGGCAGCCAGTGGCCAGCGACGGATTTGTGGACGACTTCCAAGTGGTGGTAAGTTACCAAGATTCTGATTCAGACGGAGTTGCAGATGACCCAGATTTCTTTGATGAGATTGTGGCACCCAATGTAAATTCTTCTACCAAGTTGGTGTTCTTTGAAAAGACTGTGGACTTTGATAATCTACAACGATACCTACTGGTAGAACCAGAACGTGTAAATTCGGATTTTGCTACATTGGATGATGTCGAGGCATATAAATCAGAGTTTTTACCTGGACAAGTATTTTATGCATACAACCAAGTTAACTATGTGGGCCTAGCCGCTGGCACCACAGGTGCGTTTTACCTACTGGCAGTAACTACATCAGGTGTAAGAACTTTGACTGATGTCACAACAGATTGGATTGCCAGAGTTGGCCGTCAGAGCATATATTATCAGTATCGACACAATGCTCCGTTAACCAGCAGAATTGATCCGGGTACAACCAACATTATTGACCTTTATGTGGTCACCCAGAGTTATTATACTGCATATCAAAACTGGGTGCGTGACACAACAGACACCGTGCCGTATCCACCGTTGCCCACTATCAATGAACTTAGCACAGCATATCAAGGACTCAATGATTACAAAATGATCAGTGATAACATTGTGGTCAACAGTGTGATATTCAAACCATTGTTTGGGCCCAAGGCCGCGGCTGAACTACGTGCTACTATCAAAGTTATTCGTGCTGCTAATTCTACAGCCAGTGAAAGTGAAATTAAAAATCTTGTGGTTGCAAATTTGAACAATTACTTTACTATAGACAAATGGGACTTTGGTGACACGTTTTATTTCTCAGAATTAGCAGCATACATTCATTCAAACATGGGTGGCATTGTGAGTTCGGTAGTATTAGTTCCATTGGACCCATTAAAGAGCTTTGGTGATTTGTACGAAATACGCAGTACACCTAGTGAAATATTTGTTAATGCAGCCGGAGTTAGTAGTGTGGAAGTGATTACGGCATTGACCAGTACTAATATTCGTACTGCACCCGGTAGTGGAGTGATTTAATGGCCAACACACGCACAGTTGATTTTTTACCAGAAATATTTCAAACCACTGCTAACAAGCAATTTTTAAGTGCCACCCTGGATCAGCTGGTTCAAGAACCAACATTTAAAAAGACACAAGGGTTTGTGGGCCGCCGTGTTGGCCCAGGTGTAAACCCAAACGATTACTATGTGCTAGAACCTGACGCAGTCAGAACAAACTATCAACTTGAGCCAGGTGTAATTAGTCTCAAGCCGGACACCACAGAAATACAAGACGTCATTACCTATCCAGGCATTACAGATGCATTGGGATTACAAGGTGCCATTACCAACAACAGTGACAGATTGTACACCAGTGATTATTACACATGGGATCCGTTTGTTAACTTTGACAAGTTTATAAATTACAGCCAGTATTACTGGTTACCCGGTGGTCCCGAATCAGTAGACGTATTCTCATCAGAGTATCCGCTGACTGATATTTTTGATGTCACACGAAACACAGACTATTATAGTTTTAGTGGGGTAAGTGGCAAAGATCCTTTGCTTACATTAGTGCGTGGCGGAAACTATTCTTTTAACGTAAATCAATCTCCTAACAATTTCTGGATTCAAGCCGAACCCGGTGTGTCGGGCCGCTTGCCGTATTCACCAAACATCAGCAGCAGAGATGTACTAGGTGTAACCAATAATGGAACTAGTTCGGGCGCAGTGACGTTTAATGTGCCACTAAAAAATGCACAACAATTTTATTATAATTTAAATTATCTTGGACCAGTTGACTTGGTGACAGGTTTAAAATTTGATCAGATTAACGGAATCCGTTTAGAAGTATTCTTAGAGCAATACGGCGGCATTGATGGCATAACATCATTGGATGGTCGCACTCTAGTGTTTACCACTCAAATTCTTGATCCAACCGACGGTGGCTGGATTAATCAAACGTTATTTGATCCATTGACTGATAATGCAACTCAAGATGGTGCAGTGGGCAGTTACGACAGTATTCCTTTTTCCTACACTACTGATGTACCAGTCAATCAATATTATAATGTTTGGCGTATCAGTTATGTGAACTATGGGTCTGGCACCTATCTACAGCTTAATGTGGTTCAAGATATTGCTGTACTAGACAAGTTTAATATCTTATACGGAGATCAATATGCCAGCACACAATGGTACAAGTTACAATCAGGGTTCCTTCAACAGATTCCATTGTTAACAGCAGCTAATGATTTTGTTTGGTATCAGGACAGCGTCAATCCAGAAATTTTTGGTCGCATCAGACTGATTGATGAAATTAATGCTGATGTCTTGGACATTGATACTGACATACTAGGTAAGAAAACTTATACCAGTCCCAATGGAGTGATATTCACTAACAATCTCAAGGTTAGATTCATTGGAGTAGTAACACCCAGTAGCTATCAAAATCAACTGTACTATGTGGCCGGTGTAGGCACGGCAATACAACTGCTACCGACCAGCAATTATATCACACCGGAAACTTACACTGAGTCTGCCAGTGTGCCATTTGACACAACGCCATTTGATGTGGGCAACTATGATGCCAGTTTAAATCAACCACTGGTTCCTGATTACATGACCATAGCATTAGACTCGCCAGATCTAAATGCTTGGACACGCAGTAACAGATGGTTTCACATTGACGTAATAACTGCCAGTTCATCGTATAACAATAGTTCGCTAGCATTGGACAATGTATTTAGAGCTAAACGGCCAATCTTGGAATTCCGCGGTGGCCTGAAGTTATTCAATATGGGAACGCAAAGCAAGCAACCAGTTAACATCATTGACTTTGAAGAAACAGATGCGTTTAGCAATATTAATGGCAGTATTGGCTACAGCACCGATGGGTATAATCTTATCACTGGCAGTAGAGTTATTTTTGCCGCTGACGTTGACGAACAAGTAAGAAACAGAATTTATCTAGTAGAATTCATTGAACCTGACTCCACTGATGACAGTACTTTGCCGGATGGCAGTACTTTGCCAGCACCAATTATTAATTTAACGCCTACTAGTGATTCTGAAGTATTGGTAAATCAAAATTTAGTTTGTCTTTCTGGCCTCACTCTCGAAGGCATAAGTTTTTATTATGATGGAACTGAGTGGATAGAAGCCCAGGAAAAAACAACCACCAATCAACCACCATTGTTTGATGTATTTGACGCAGATGGAGTTAGTTTAAATGACTCTGTTGTGTATCCTAGTAGTACATTTATTGGTACTAAATTGTTCAGTTATGCAATTGGCACCGGTGTTGAAGATACTGTGCTGAGCTTTCCGTTAAAATATCTAAGTTTAAACAACGTAGGAGACATTGTATTTGACAATAACTTCTATACTGATACATTTCTCTTTGTTAGAAATCAAAACAGCAATGAACAATTGATCAGCCAAGGTTTTGTGAGAGAATATGTTGACCGTACTGTTTACAGCAAAAAGATTGGATGGCAAACTGCTGCAACCAAAAGCAACATCTATCAACAGTTTAGTTTTGTGTATGCAGCAGATACTCCGTTGCAATTGGATGTTGCAGCCACACCAGTAGACACTGTTCCGTCAATCAAAGTTTATGTAGACAGTGCATTTCAAGACCCTGATGCTTATTCCTACACAACCACTGCTAACACCACGGTGATTA